TAACCTTTTCCAGAAAATAAAGCGCCTTCATTGGTATTAGCATCGTTACCCATGCGTCCACCATAAACCTTATTAGCTAATGCTGTTGGGTTTCGAGAATATCCCTCGCAGGACGCCAGATCAGGAAAACGGCTAGGCCAAACGCGCATCATGCTTTCTGCGCTGTAGTTCAGATTTTCTCTTGTATGCCGCCAGTGACCGCTTTCGTGGCTCGCCTGACCCATTAGGTGGGCGGCTCGTTCATTTGATAGCTCGTAATGCTGGGCAATGGCCTTAGCCGTGTTCTTGCCAAAATGTCCGTCTGCCCCAACTCCAATTCTATCTTGAAGTTTTTTCATTGCTTCTGTCATTATTTTTTACTCCCAAAATATTTGCTTACACCGCGCATCCCAATTGATGCACTCACAATACCACCAAGGCTGTATTGATACCAATCAGGCATATTAGATAGCGCGGCAAAACCAGCTTGCACAATGCCATTTCCCCAATCGCCACAAAACGCTAAAATTAATGGTATCGAAAAGAGCAGAGTTATCCACTCGTCTTTCCAGCTATTCTCAGTGGCTTTCATGGCGGCAATATCCCAATCGATCTCGCCAGTAGCTATTTTCATTTTTGTTTGGGCTTCAGCCTGCTTCACAGCAGTCTTGCCCTCGATCATAGTTCCAGCAAGATCTGCAACTTTGCCTAATAATCCTAGTCCAGCTATCATTTATCTTTTCCTTTCGCTAATGCGTTTGCCCCAAAGAATACAGATACGATGCCAGCAACAGACACAAAGTAAATGCTTGCCATTGAACCTAATATTTTGGCGGCTTCAATTAATCCAAATACATCTGCTAGAATGACCGCAAAGGGGTATAGGAGCATCCCTGACAGGGCATACCATGTCATTCTGCGTTGTGCATCACGCTGGGCGTCTTCATCCTGCATTCGTAAGCGCCTATCTTCCAGAGCCATGCGATCCCATTCAGCCTGATCGATTGATCCATTGCCATCTACATCAAATTTTTTAAATTCATCCATATTAATCCGCCAGAGGATTATCCAGCGCCCTTTGTAGTTTCTTGGTTAACTTATCTTCCAGATCCTTCATCTCAATATCTTGAGTGCTGGAAATTCTATTTCTTTGCGTTTCAAATCTTAGCTCCGCCTTATCTATCATTTCCCTAACTTTATCTTCAATTTCACGCACCATATCCTCAGTTCGATCCGCCTGCCTCTCAATGCCCAAAATATCATTTAGCAACCCAGTTTTGATCTCGCGTGTGTAATCCATAGTTTGTTGAATGTTAGCGTCCATTAATTCCATTTGAGTTTGGTATTCCTGCAAATCAAGGCCAGCAACTTCTTCAATCTTTTGCCACATTAGCAAGCCGCCATATAGGCCAGATCCAATTGTAGATAGAAACGCAAATATTGCCAATATTGACCCAGCCGTTAACTTCATGCCACCAGCTTTGATTTGGCGATCTGCCAGCCCATCAATACCATCTGCAATTTTCGTTGTATCGACCATTAGTTCTCAAATTCCACTTCTGAAGATTGCAAGTTTTTCATGGCGTCCAGCTCTTCCTGCAACATGCGAATTTCCATTTTACGTTGCAACAGCTCCACTTCAAATAATTTCTGGCACTCAATACGCTTCCTTGGTGCATTCAGTGGAATAACAATGCGAGCATAAACGCCAATATCTTTGCCTCTCGCGTCAGTGTTAAGGCCAGACAGCAGGCCAGTTAAGCCATATTCCAGAAGTGTCGAACCTGAGATAGAGTTTGAGCATTCAATACTGCCAGATCTTATTCTGTCGGATTGTGTATTCAGATTTGGCGTTGGTAACGCCAGAGACAGTGACGAGCTATCGGCAAACGCACTGCCAGCAATTAAGGATAGAATGATTGCATATTTCATTTAGTTCCCCCTGTAATCTTTGAGCATACCATAGATCTTACAAATGGCTTAGAACCTCGTTCTTTCATAGTCTTCGAAATTGTGCATATATACTGCGCCTCGTCCATATCGCTCTTTTTAACATATACATCAAAGTTTTTTCTAGTTTGGTAATCAACTTTTATTATTCTATGCCTTGTGGAAAATGGAAGCCCCACAAAATTTTTATCAAATAGTGCTATTCTGTAATATTTAACGCGCTCTCTCTGGTTAAATATAGACAGCTCAAATTTTACCACATCTTTAACTGTGGAATACTTCATTTTTGGGTAGGCAGGGGTCTGTTCGTGAGCAGATACGCCAGACCCCAATAACGCAATGATTACAAATGCTTTTAATTTGGAATACATGATGCAGTCGTTTGGGCAATATAAGTGCCTCCCGTAAACGGCTTGTTACTTCCGCCGCCATACTCAGCCACACTTGATACAGCAAACCATGTAGAACCAGCAGTTGTTAATGAGTACGATGTAGTCGCCCCAGAAACAGTTTTAGCGCTATCATATCCTGACATGCCAGCGTCACTGGTATTGCTCACTGCAACAGATCCCGTCCACGTTACAACGTCATTTAGAGATGGTGATGATGTAAAACTTGTTGGGTATGTGATGTTGGCTGTGTAACTGTTTGCTATCGCAACATCGATGCGGATCTCTGGCAATATCCCACCATCAGACGCCGATGTTGATAATTTGCTGGGCGTCGGATTTCCGTATGCGCCAGTTTTAGTTGTTTGGATTACACACTTAGCCGCCACATTGCCGACTATGTCTACACTATTTGCAAAAGCTGGTGTGGCTAGTGCTAACAGTGGAATTGCTAAATATTTCATATTAACCTCACTTATATTGCATGTTTACCATTTCTTCATGCTTTAGTTGTTGTGCCAAATTCGCCCTTAAAGCTCTTTTGTTATCTGGCATTTGTTTTTGACTTAATTTATGCTTATCTTTGTATATACCACCATTTATCTTGAGATCATAGTACGTTTGCAAATTGGTTTGATTGTTAATCATATTGATAAGCTCATTTTGATTATAATCTTGAAACATAGTCAAAGCATTTTCAGCAGACATCAGACCCAGCTCTATTTTAGTTGGCTTATCATTATCTTCATCATCTTCTGGTATTTCAGCCTTGTCTGGATATTCGTATTCTTCCTCTTCAATAGTATCCACAACAGCGTCATCTTCTAATGCATTATAAACTTCAACTATAGGCACTTCTGGCACTGGCTTCACATAACCAGCACAACTTGGGTTTAGCTGTGGGTCATAGCACTCATCAACTCTAAATGTGTAAATTACTGTGGCATCCTTGACGACGCCTTCACCTTCAACTGTGATAGACCCATCGCCCCATCTCTCTAATGGTATGTTTGATAGTGGAAATGATTTTGTAATTGTATTGGATGGGACGCCAGACCAATCGTCAGTCTCGCTAAACGCATACCCATCGCCATCAAAATTAAGATTGCCGACAGTGACTTTCATGTCTGCGTCAGTTTCTTTTTCTGTTCTATACCTGTAAATCAGGCCATTTATATCAATGCCACCAATAGGCGGAAAGACAGATGACATAGCCCAGTTTAGACCATTTCTGGCGGCGTTAGCACTTGCACCATACTTAAATGGATCTGCGCTAGAGTAAGAGCAACATAAACAAAGTGCCGATAATGACACCAAGCCCAATTTTAGTTTCAGCTTGTTCATCAAAAAGCCTTTCTACTAGATTTTTCTGGTCTTCGCTAATACGCGCTTCCACAGCTTTCATCTCCCATTCAAGTCTGGCCTCATCTCCTATTTTCCCATTGATTGGACAGGGCGTGCCAGCGTTTTTCATTGCCTCTTTGACCCTATCGTCCTCGCAAAGCAGTGAAACTGACGCAACACGCATTCCGAGGTCTGATAATAGCTTACTTGCCCTTATGCGTTCACAGTTCAAGTCTTTTACAGTCTTGCCGCCAGAGATGCCTAATATCTGCGTTTGCACTGCGCCTGAGATCCCCACGACACATAAATCAGATCCGCTTGTACTAACTTGTGGAGCTATAGCTGATGGTGGTGGGCTGTTAATCGTGGTATCCATAGACCCATCAGATATAATCCTGCTTTCTGATCTTATTACATCATCATCTTCAGCATAAACAAAACTGCCAAAAACAATGAAAAATCCAATTATTAGTAAACGTAGCATTTTACTTCCGTTCTAATATGCGATCCATCTTTGCGTCGATCAAATCTAGCCTGCCGAACAATCTATTCATTGACGCACTATTATCAGATTTCGTCACATATTCCTCTCGCGTTCTGTTCAACAGAATTTGTAATCTGTTCAACTCTAAAACATATCCGCGTAAAACAAAACCCACAAACGCCAATGCGAATGTGAGCGTGCCACTCCATAGGTCTGCCATTTCCATTAGTATTTGCCCTGCCATACTCTTAAATCCGCAAATTCTCCAGATGTTAATTTTCGTTTAACGACTTGATTAGCCGCTTCTGTGTCACTCCAGCTCACGCCAGCCTCTTTAAGCCAAACGCCAATTAAAGCCGCATCAACTTGTGCAATTAGCTTATGATCTGAGCCAAAAGTATTATCTGAATTTTGACGAGCGTATTCTGCGTCACGCATCATTTGGCTACCATCAAACGTGCGTTTTATGTTAATTTCGCCATTGTCAGATATTTCAATTTTTTCGCCTATTTTCGAGCTTGCCATATTACGTTCTCTTAGATTTAGTGCCAGAACATTTCCAGCGTTTGCGTGATAAATTTAATGGGCTATTCGGATTTTTAGCCGCTTTCGGAGATCTCTTCTTTTGACCAGCAGATCGGGCGCAATATGCGTCACCTTTTTTTGTGCCAGCTCTTACTCTCGGCTTACCATCACTCGCTAGGCCAGCTTGTCCGTAACTAATTTTTCTTCCATTAACTACTTTTGCTTTTGCTTTGCCAGCTCTTGGTTTTGCCATAAATCACTCCTGATAGTAAATAAGGGGGGTTTCCCCCCCTTACTATAGTTAGTTTATGAAGTTGTGCAATCTGCTACCATGCCGTTTGCCGCTTCTGAAGTACATACCAAAGTCAATTCTGTAGTTAATTGTCTTTTTGTGTTGTCGCCTGTTTTCGCAAGTTCAACATTTTTCATTGGGCGTAGCGTAGCCACTTGCCATGTGTCGTTCTGCATTAAGAACACATCACGAGATCTGTTCTCTCTCGTTGGCCTTAGCGATATTTCGCCCCAAGGGGTTAAATATATGGAAATTGAGTTGATAACCCTCTCATCAGATCCCACCACATTCGCTCTTTGGTTGTTGTTACCAGCAAACCCAAGACATTTTGTCATATTAAATGCTGACAAATATGCAGTCTTTGATCCTGTTCCGCCATTTTCCCAAACGCTTTGCATCACTGTATCAAACTTAGCTTGAGTGAATACTGTTTGTGTACCATCAGTACGAGCATTTGAACCTGTACCATTAGCATCAGCGCCGCCAGAACCTTTGACAGTGTTTGATGTTAACCATGTTGGCGCACCAGCAAGCTCACGAGCCGCACTTGAAGAACCAGCCACTTTAGCATTGTTATCGAAAAGAGCCTTTTCTATATCAAGTTTCATGCTTTTTCCAGCCTTGAGGATTTGATAGCTCATCTCCTTTGCCTTGGCTATCTTTGATAAGCCCTCATCAGTGTCAGAAATAGCAATTGCATCTTTAAAGATTTGCGTTCTGTTGTTTAAACGAGTAACACCAGTTATTGCCGTAGCGACAGAATCGTCACCTTCAATATGGGCATTAGAAGCGCTTGATCTTAGCGTGTCTGTTGACCATTCATGCAAAGTTGACTTTGCAGTTGTTTTTTTACAAGAAGAAAGGAAGGGGCTTTCGTCGGGTGAAATATTATAAATAATATCTTGGATGTCTTCCTTGATACTATTTGCGTTGTCGATTGAATCGTACAGATTACTTGGCTGTGCCATGAGTTTGTCCTTTCAGAGACTAGAAGACTAACTAATCGTTAATCATTGTTTAACATCAGGCTCAATGCATCATCGATTGAACCTGTTTTCATTAAGCGCTGTTGCGCCTTTTGTCGCTCCGCTTGAACGCCAGTTGATTTTCGCTTCTTTACGCCAGCCTTAACGACAGGACGAGCTTTCTCGCCTTTTGTCTGCGTAGCCTTACGCTTAGATTTCAATTCCCGATATTTCCTCGCATCATTCAATGCCTCGATGTATCTCGCGTCAGTTACCATAGACATTTCGTCTTCAGTAAATCCGTAAGCCACACCAGTTTGAACAAGCGATTGCTTTAATGCTTCACCCTTAACAGGATCTGCAATTTCTGGAATACGCTTTCTAAGAACCTCGGCCTGCTCTTGCAGATACGTCTGATGCGCCTGCGACTGAGCTTGCTGTTGTTGGTGTTGTAAAGTTTGAACCTGATACATTGATTGATCAAATGCAGTCTTCGCCTCGTCGTACTTCATTTTTTGTTCCATGTACCCGATTGGGTCACTCTCAAAAAGTTCAGAGCTAGGGGGCGTAGGTGCTACCAACGATCCATTTTGTATCTGATTTGCTAAACCAAGAGCTTGCGCTTCTCGCCTCGCTATTTCGGCTTCCTTCTGCTCAAACTGCTTTCGCACTTGGGCTATTTCTTGAAACCTTTTGTTAATCGCCTTCTGACCAGCCGCATCACGTTGTAACTCAGCCTCTGTCCAATACTGCTTCTCTCCGTCTACTGTGACTTCGATCATTCTTTCTTGGTCAGGCTCAGTGTCATCAGCCTCTGTTTCTTCGTAGTCGATTTCGCTATCATCATCGCTGGATAGCTCTTCAGCGTCATCTGAACCCTCGTCTTCAGCTTCCATTTCTTCAGCTTCGCCGTCGCTAACTGCTTCCACTTGTTCTGGAGCTTCGTTCAAATTTTGTTCCTGATCATTTTCCGCGTCAGGTGATACGATCATGCTGTCTACAGCTTCTTCTAGGGTAGTCGATGCCATCGGTGCTACTTCCTTTGTTTGTGATCTAAAATAATCTCTGCATTTACTTTTGCGTCGAGAATTACTTCGATCTGGTTTAAAGCCCTCACTATTGAATGAGCTTCCTCACGCGCATCAACGTCTGATGCACTACTTTCTGCAAAGATCTTCATTTGATCTTCACGAACATTCTCTACAAATTTCTGAAAAGCAGTATCGTTTTTTAAACGTCTGGCCTCTTCAGCTTCTAATCTTATAACTTGCGCCATTATGACATATTTCCTTGTGCAATGCCACCAATCATGCGGTTTTTATCCTGCTCTGATTTTACTCTGGCAACGTCAACTCTAGTGCCATATTCGCCATAAATCTTGGCGGCGTCTACAAGTAAATCTTGCGCCATTTGATCGCGTTTCAAGTCATCTGCCTGAGCATTCTTTGCCATGTCCATTTGCAATTTAGCGGCGTCAGCTTGCATCTTAGCTTGCACCTTCATTTGCTCTGCCTGCAAGAATGCCGCGTTTGGATCTTGCGGTTGCCCCTGAGCCTCTTGCGCCGCCTGCTGTTGCTGTAGCATTTGCATTTCGATTTCTTCAGTTATTGGTGCAAAATACCTGTCAGCATTTCGTATTCCTGCAACTGCCAATTGGTCAGCTAATGTATTGCGAATATTGGTCATCGACACTAGACCATTTTGAGCGCCGTAATTTTGGTACACAAATTGTTGCATTTGGAGGGCTTGGTTAAGCGCCATTGCTTTTTCCTCTTCCCTGCCAGTTCCTAATCCGACGTTTATCATCACGTCCATTGAGCCATCCCAGATGCGCGGATCTACAGGCACAAACGAGCCGTTCATTCGCATCATTTGCTCTTCATCAATATTCTTGTGGGTTAGGCGCAACATAAGGCCAAATAGGTCTTTCATGCCATCCGCAAGGTTTCTCACCATTACTTCGGTTTGACCAGCTCCAGCCTGTATTGTGGCCTGCACAGCCGCTTTAGTTGTAGACTGCATTGCATCTGGGTCTAGCCCCATAGAAGCTCTGGAGACGCCTGTTTTGCTCTCTACAAGCCCATCTAAGTAAGTTAATGCACTTAATGTCTGCCCAGCGTGGAATGGCACTGATAAATCTTGAACCTGACCCATTTGTTGCATACGCACGATTGCACCAATTTCGTTATTCAGTAAATCATCGATATTAACGCCAGATGTCACTGCCAGACGCGGATTGTTTGTCATTGCGACGTTATCCAATATGCCTCGTAAAACTGATGTTGCCGCGTCCTGATCATCCATCACTATCTCAGCTAGAGATCTGCCATAAAAAGTATGTGGCTCTGGATCAATTTCAAATTTAGCAAATGGCACTTCATCGCATGGCTCTAAATCAAGTAATTTATACTTTGTGCCGCCACAAGTTAATTTGTGTAGGATTGGTATTCCCGTCCCGTCCGCGTCAATTCTCATATATGCTTGGGTAATTGTCACGCTTTTCATTGCTGGATCTGCTGGATCTTCATCACTAAAATCAGTGTCGTATCCGCGTCGAGCAAATTCTTCACTTGATGATGTATCGCCGCCGCCCTCAAAGCTGTCTAATCCAAATATCTCATCATGGTCAAATCCCATTGCAACAACGTCGCCAGCTCTCATCTCAGTTCTGTGAGCTACCAGATATGCATCTTTCATTGTCCTTGCATCTCTGCTTATGAAAAATTCTTCTGGCGGTACGCTTTCTATACACAATTCACCTTTTTCTTTTTGCAGGCTAATCTTTGCGCTGTGAATAGGCATCTCCATTTCCATGCCCATAGCGTCCATTTCAATGACCATTTCCATGCTGTGTTCCAACACTGTCACGTCATCGTCTTCGATCAGGTATGTGTATTCATCGTCAGATAAATCTGTATATGTGAATATTTCAGCTTCTGGGTATGTCATCCAGTATGCCTTTACGATACCTTGCTTCTTAACAAGTGCATCTTGGAACGCATCATTAATTACGCGATAACCATTTAATCTGGTAAATTC